CTTTACGCCGAGCCGAGGAAATGATAAACATGCTAGAGTAAACTCAGTAGCACCGCTTTTTGAGATGGGTATGATTTATGCTCCTATGCATGAACACTACGCTCAAGAGGTTGTCGAAGAGTGTGCATCATTTCCGTTTGGAGATCACGATGACTATGTCGACTCCACAACACAGGCTTTGATGCGTATTAAACAAGGTGGCTTAGTTCGTAATAGAGATTCTTACGAGGACGAACCGCTACCAGATAGAAGTAAGTTAGTATATTATGGCTAGGAAACAGACATTAGACGCGATTATAGGTTTATATAAAAAACTTGGAGGTAACACTTCCGAGGTCCTTGGCACAAAAACAAATGTAAATTTTTTAGGAAAGGGTAAGGCTCCAGAGTTGATGTTAGATATGGACATCAATCAAGAGGCATTAGGTGTATTACCAAGATCAAAAGCAGTAGAAGAATTAACAAGTTCAGTTGGCTACGCTGTATCAGGTAAACTGAATGACATACAAGCAAACCAATTATTAAAGAATATGCAGAAGATGGACGAAGTTTACTTCCCACCTGCAGCGCCAGCAAACATAACTGATCTAGCAACAAGAACTAGAAACCTGGATCAAGAGGGTCTGATGTCCTTGAGAACAGAAAATTTACAACCTAAAAAACGTTTCTTTAGAGGTGTCGAAATAAAAGATCCTACGTTTGATGAAGATCTTCCTTTTGATAATGCTGCAGAAAAATTAGCAGAAATAAAAATGTCTAATGAAGCATTCGAACAAGCAGCTAAATTATCAGATGATATACCAAGAGGTGTTGGTGTACAACGAGTTGCTGCTAAAGATGTAGATATACCAGAAGGTGTTGATCCGAGAGATACAATTTTACCATCAAGCATGATTGACGATCTACCACCACCAGGTTCACGTGGCGGACCAGAAGATATTGCAGCGCCATTCTCAGGTGCAGGTTTAGAATCAATTAAAAATGTTGAGAACAGTAATTTAATTGTAAACGACATTGTAGATAAAATTTACATGAATGCAGGTGTTTCAAAAGCTGCGCAGCCAGCTGCAAGAGGAAATGCTAGAGAATTTTTAAACAGAATAAAAGATATGGAAGATCCAACAAATCCAGGTGGACCATCATTGTCTACTATTATGGAAGTAGATGATTTTAAATTTATGACAGAAGGTGGTGGCGGTGGTATGGGTGATCCATTGTTATTAGTACAAAAATATTTTGGACCAAGAGTTGCATCATCAGTTGCACAATTAGATAGTGCAGATGACATACAAAAGTTTGCAGAAAATTTAATTAAGGTAAAAGATGCAAGAGGTAATACGGTAACTAGTAGATATTTTGATCCAGAGTCTGTAGATGATTTTGAATTTGCAGAGGGTGGACGTGTACCTATGTTTGCCGGCGGTGCTGCAAGAATGGGTTTCCAAGCTTTACGTAAATACGGTATTCAAGGTAAAGATATTTCAAGATTGTTTGCAAGTCTAGGTACAGACAAAAGTTTAGTTGGAAAAGAAAAAACAGAATATTTTAAAACACTCAACCAAGTATTAAAAAATCCCGATAACTTCCCAGATGAAATTATGGAAATTCAAAAACAACTTGGCATAGACATAGGACTTGGGTTTAGAAATGGTGGTCTTGCCGGCATCCTGGAGGTGTAATGGAAAAACTTCAAAAGTGGATTAAAAATAATTTTGTTATTATTCAAGGTGTAAAATATTATGACAATGATGATTTTGTTGATGAAATAGTAAAACAAGAAAAAATATCTAGAGCAAGTGCTATTAAAAAAGCAAACTATTATAAAAGCTATTACAATATTGACAAAGGATATACAGCACTAACTAGAGGAAAAGCTAAAATTTTAAGAACCTTATCTGATGCATTAAAAGACAATAAAGTTTTTAAAGATTTATACAAAGACAAACATGGTGCAAAAAAATTAATTGATCTTACAAAAGATGAATCATACACTTTGGTCGATAGACTTGAAAAAGTAAAAAGATATGAAAAGATAATACCTAAAAATGCAATAACTTTAGAAGAACTTGCTGATAAACTTAATGTTAGTAAACAAACAATTAATAAATATAAAACCGATAAAACAGTAAAAGAATCTACTAGAGCAAAGTTATTTAACAAACTTTTTCCAAGCACAGTTCTTCCAAACGTAGCAACTTACTACGATGCTACAGATTTAAAAAAACGATTAAAGGAGTTTAAAGATTTTTCAGATAGAGATCTTATTCTTGATGACACAATTAAACGAGTAAATAAATTTAAAAAATCAAAAGTTATTCAAAATTACCTTGATGGTAGAAATCCATTGCTGTGGACTAAAAAAGGTAGGTCTGATGCTATAAAAGTTTTAGGAGGAGCTACTCCCTATCAAGCGTCTTATGCAATGTCAACTTTAGCTAGAGCATACGATGGAGATAAAATTAGAGGCATAGATGTAAAACCAGATAAAGCAAAAGCAAAATTTATATTTGAAAGTTTAACAGATCTTCAAGAAAGAGACCCATGGTCTGCTCCTGTTTATGCACAAGGACTTAGACAGGTTGATAAACAATTAAAAGGTGTTGGAACATTTAAAAGATTTAAAGATACCTATACTGAAGAGATGAATAAAATTTTTGATGAAATGGGTATTAATAAAAAATATCGTACGTCAATAAATGAAATTGTTTCTGTTAAGGGTGCTTATAGAAATCAGATAGCTCCTTACGCTGCTTTTGTAGATTTAACAAGATCAGATCTAAATAGATATATTGCTGGACAACAGGCTGATTTGTCTACCGCAATGGCCTATTTAGATAGACATAAAAACGATCTTCAAAAATTTCAAAGAAAAATAAAATTATTTAATGAACAAACTAATCCTAAAAGACTAGCAAGAATTGTAGATAAGTTTGGACAAGAAGCTGCAGATCAAGTTAGGCTTGCATCGATAGTTGAAGGCACAGATGTTGAAAGCATTTATAAAAAAGCAGATTTAGATAGATACGCTGAAAAAGGATTAGATCTAAGAAAACTTGCAAAAGAAAAAGGATATTTTTTAGATGTTAAAGGAGCTAGACCTTTTTTTGAAGTTACAAAAGACGATTTGAGAAAAGCTGTTTCAGGTTTAGGTAAAAAAGATCAGTTAAGATATTGTAGTTTACTTTCTCGTGGTGGACTCCCTGGAGATTGTGCAGCTGCAATAGACAACGATCCTGTTAAGGCAGCACAAGTTTTTGAAACAGCGCCTGCAACAAATTCAGCCATGCAAAAAGTAAAAACTTTTGCTACGAACTTTTTAAAATCAGGTGGTGTAAAAACATTTGGTGCAGCAGGACTTGCTGGTGGAGCTGCGGCTGCACTTGTAAAAGAATTTAGAAACGATGATATAACAAGTTATTTATCAAACGAAGATCAACAGAAAAGTATGTTGGTAGATATGGCAACACAACCAATTGCAGAAGATTTTCAAAGACCAAGTATTTTAGATTATCAACTACCAGCAGTTGGAGCATCACTAGCTGCATCAACAGCACTTGGTGCACCATCTACAATTAAAGCTAGTAGATCAAGAGCATTGGGTGTTGAACAAAAAGGATTAATAAGAACAGGTGGAAGAGTATTAGGTAAAGGACTTGGTATTGCAGCATCACCTGGAATATTAGCACCTCTAGCTGCAATGGATATCACAAATCAAATAGCTGAAGGAGATTCAGCTGCAGATATTGCAACGAATCCTTTTAATTATACCTATCCATTATTTGCTGAACAGACTGACAAATTAACAAGAGGTTTAAATCCAACTTTTAGAAAAGTAGCTAGATTAGGTATGTCTAAACCAGCATTAAGATTACTATCAAGAGCAGGTATAGGTGGACTTGCTGCATCTTTAGCAATACAAGGAATAGGGTTATTAGATGACTAAAAAGCTAACAACTACGATACCACCTCTTAGAGGGCCTAACCCACAGGGGTTGAATGTCCCTGAAAAAAAGATTATAGTAGTAAAGAACTCGGAGAAAAATAATGGCAGATATAGACAAAGCTTTACCAAACGTAGAGCAGGAAATAAAATTACCTAGCGAAGAAGAGATAGCAGAAGCATCTCAAGCAAACATAGAAGAACAAGTAGGACCAGAAGATGTCCAAGTTGAACAAGACGAAGACGGCGGTGCTACAATTACTTTTGACCCTGAAGCTGTAAATCAGCCAGGAACTAACGAACACTTTGACAATTTAGCAGACTTATTACCTGAAGAAGTTTTAGGTAGATTAGGTTCTGAACTTTTTGAAAACTACACACAGTACAAAGCATCTAGAAAAGACTGGGAAGATGCATATACAAAAGGTTTAGATTTACTAGGATTTAAATACGAGACAAGATCTCAACCCTTCTCAAATGCAAGTGGTGCAACTCACCCAGTATTAGCAGAAGCAGTTACACAGTTTCAAGCACAAGCTTACAAAGAATTACTTCCAGCGACTGGTCCAGTACATACTCAAATTATGGGTATACCTTCAAGACAAAAAGAAGAGCAGTCAACGAGAG